ATCTCTCTGCGGGGACCAAACCAGTTCAGAACTCGAACCGGTTTATGGTTCGGTGGAACCTCGGGTTCATTCGCCGCTGCTCGATGGTCCGTCGCTTGGGGATGATGTGATTGAGTGGGCGCGGACGCATACGGTTCCGTTGTATCCGTGGCAGGAGTGGTTGTTGCGGGATGCGTTGCGGGTTGGGCCGGATGGGAAGTTTCGCCGTAAAACGGTCCTGATGCTGGTTGCCCGCCAGAATGGGAAGACGCATTTGGCGCGGGTGTTGATGGCGTATTTGATGTGTACGCGCCCGGGGTTCCGCATTGTTGGTGTGGCACAGAAATTGACCCTCGCTGAGCAAACGTGGGAGCAGACGGTCGATCTGATTCGGGACGCCCCGGGTTTGGCGGACATGATCCCGAAAAATGGGGTTCGTTTACGGAACGGGTCACAGTTGCTGCGTCTCACGAATGGGTCGTCGTATGCGATCATTGCGGCTTCGAGGAAGGCGCGTGGTTTCACCGCCGATCTGATCTATGTGGACGAGCTGCGGGAAGTCACCCCGGATGCGTGGGCGGCACTCCAACCGTTCGTGACGGCTACGGGTGGACAGATTTGGGCAACCTCAAACGCCGGCGAATTGACGTCCCTCGCGTTGAACACGTTGCGTGAGAACATCATCGCCACGAAGCAGGAACGATCGGCGATCTACGAATGGTCGGCACCGGAGAAGGCATCCGTTCGGGACCTGTCGGGATGGATCGCTGCGAACCCCAGCATGGGTTACAACCCGGAGTTGAATCCGGCGACCATTGAGGACGCGCTCGTGGCGGCAACGACACCGGCACAGTTCCGCACGGAACGTCTGTGTCAGTATGTGGATGCCATGAACCCGGCGATTCCGCTGGAATCCTTGTCCGAATGTGAGGACACCGCTCTTGTAGTGGAACCCGGGAAGTATCCTTGTTGGTTCGCCATTGACCAGACACCGGACAATCGGCGGGCCGATCTCGTCGCCGCCGTCAAGATCGAGGATCGCATCGCGCTTGTTCCCCTCGCCACTTGGGGCCACACCGGGGCGGTGGACGACCATCGGGCAACCGCTGAGATCATTGCCCTCACGCAGGCATGGAATCCGCAGGTCATTGCCTACAACCAGTACGCGGCAGGCAACATCGCGGTTCGGCTACAGGAACTTGGGCACCCGACGAGCAATGTGACGGGGGCGACGTTCGCCCAAGCCTGTGACGAACTCCTATCAGCAGTTGTCCACAGGCGTATTGTGCATAACGGCGATCAGGTGCTGGTGCAGCATTTCGCCATGTCCATTGCGAAACCCACCGCCGACGGAGGGTGGCGTCTGGACCGCCGCAGCTCAACAGGCTACATCTCGATTGCGTGTGCTTCGGCGATGGCTTTGCATCATGCGAACCGTCCGGCGACGACCCCAATGGTGGTGTTTGCGTAGAAACCCCGCCAATCTGCTTCCCCACAGACTGACGGGGTTCCTAACCCGCATGGGAACGGGCGCCCTACGTTGCGTCACGAAACGGGGGAGGTCCGTGATGTTCGCGCCGGTAGGGAGCGGCCCGCCCAGACTCTACCGCGACACACCGACATTCCGAGATAGCAATTCGGTAACGATTGTGCAACGCTTCTCCCATGGGTGTATTGCGTGATCTGCTGCTGACTGGTATTGACACGCCCGACCTGACCGCACAGGAGAACCCGCGCACCACCACCCCGGGCTACTTCTACACATACCCCTCCGCCATGGCACAACCCATGAGCGAAAACGAAGCGATGCAAGTCCCAGCGGTTTCACGTTCCGTGAATCTCGTCACCGGCATCATCGGCTCATTCGGTCTCAATATGTATGACGAGACAACGAATGAGGAAATCGAAGGCCCGGAATGGTTGAAGCAGGCCGATCCGCGCATGAGCAACACCGTCCTTATCGGTGCGACCGTCCGTAGCCTCATGTTGTACGGACTCGCGTACTGGGAAGTCCTCGAAGTGTTCCCGGGAACAGACCGCCCATCACGCATGGCATACGTCAACAACCAGCGCGTACTTCCCACCTATTCGCGGGACGCAAACGTTGTCGCGTACTACGACGTCGATGGTGCGCGCCGACCCAATTGGGGTGTTGGTTCCCTCATCACATTCCAAGGCAACGACGAAGGCGCACTAACTCGCGGCAAGTTGGCGATCCGTCGAGGATACGAACTCATCAACAGCGCCCTCGTGTATGCACAAAACCCGTCACCCACGGGTCTCATCAAGAACAACGGCGCGGATATGCCGCAAGCCGAAGTCCTCGGATTGCTCAACCAGTGGAAAAACGCCCGCCGCACTAAGGCCGTCGGCTACCTGTCGCAACAGTTCGACTGGATCGCAGCATCATATTCGCCCGTCGAAATGGCATTGAATGAGCAGATCGACAACGCGGATTCACAGATCGCAGCTCTGTTCAATCTCGATCCGTACTGGGTGAACGCACAGAAATCGTCCATGACGTACAGCAATGTTCGTGATGTGAACCGGATGCTGTACCAAACCACGCTGCGTTACTACATGGACCCAATCGAATCACGCCTGAACTTCACGACCGACCTGTGCGTTCCGGGTTTCAAGATCAAATTCGATCTTGATGATTTCCTCCGATCAACACCGCTCGAACGCGTACAGATCGAACAAACGTTGTTCCAAAACGGTGTGATCTCCGTCGAGGAATGGCGCTACATGGAGGACCTCGCACCACGAGGAAGCAACCCAACCGAAACGGAACTATCCAGTGAGTGAACTGATCCTAACGTTCTCCGACAGCATCGAATGTAATTCGGAGTCCCGAACCATCACCGGCAAGATCGTCCCCTTCGGCACCGAGGTTGGTAACACCTCGGTTGGTCCGGTGTCGTTTGAGCGCGGCAGCATTCAGTTCTCCGACCCTGCCCGGGTGAAACTGCTGCTGGAACACGATTCGAAGGCACCGATTGGGCGTGCAGTTTCCATCACCGAGGACGCCAACGGAATGTACGCAACATTTTCCGTCGCAAACACAACCCGCGGAACCGATGCCCTCATTGAGGCAGCCGAAGGTCTCCGACAGGGCCTCTCTGTTGGTGTTGCGGTGAAGTCCTCGAAGCCCGTCAACGGTCGTTTGGTCGTGACGGCATCTGAACTCCGCGAGGTAAGCCTCGTCGAAGCCCCGGCTTTCAAGTCGGCGGAAGTCACAAGTGTTGCCGCATCCGAACCGGACGATGCGGAACAAACCACGGAAGGAACCGATATGACGGAAAACGTCACCCCGGTTGAGGAAGTCGTCACGGAAACTCCCGTGGAAGCCTCGGCCCGCCCGGTGCAGACTGTTGCACCGATCTTCACCAAGCCGCGCCATGAAGGCATGACTGGTGCAGACTATTTCCACCACAAGATTCAGGCCGCCCTGGGCGATCAGGACTCGATCCAGTTGGTCACCGCTGCGGACGATTCGACCGCAACGAACACCGGCCTCACCCTGCCTCCGCACATGAACGAGTTCATCTCGACGTCGTTCGGCAACCGTCCGACAATTGACGCAGCAGGTGGCGCAATGCCGCTCCCGTCGTCGGGTATGTCGTTCACGATCCCGAAGCTGACGACCCCGCCGAGCGTCGCAACCGTCGCTGAAGGTGGCGCACCGTCCGAAACCGGCCTCGTCTCCGGTTACCTCACGGTCGATATCGCCAAGCAGAGCGGCCTCAATCGTGTGTCCTTCGAGTTGCTCGACCGTTCACAGCCCGCATTCGAGGCAATCCTGCTCCGCGAACTCCAGAAGGCATACGCAACCGCATCCGACAAGTACGTTCTTGCCGCGATGATCTCCGGCGGCACGCAGGCGACGGCAACTGCCGCTGACTTCGACGGTCTGAACACGTTCGTCGCGACGGAAGGCCCCGCAGCGTACGCAGCAACCGGCGGCTACTACGCCTCGCAGCTCGTGTCGAACTCGGCATGGTGGAGCCTTCTTCTTGCTGAGCAGGACACCACGGGTCGCCCGATGTTCCCGAACCTCGCCCCGATGAACACCCCGGGTGCGGTTTCGTCGCAGTCGTCCACGGGTTCCGTGTTCGGCGCCGCGTACACCGTGGATCACAACTTCACGGCAACGACGAAGATCGACGATTCGGCGATCCTGTTCGCCCCGGAGGCTGTCGGTATCTGGGAGTCCCCGACGACCCAGTTGCGCGTCAACGTCCTCACCTCAGGCGAAGTCGAGTTCAACCTGTACGGCTACATCGCCGCTCAGGTTCTCATCGCTGGTGGCGTCCGCCGCTTCAACCTCACCTGATAGATGACAGACCGCTAGGCGGGGGATTCGTTCGAGTCCCGGCGGATTCCCCGTCTAGCACCCCTAAGGAGTAGACCGTGAGCCTTTGCACCGTTTCCGAACTGCGTTCGGCACTCGGCATTGGCGCGCTCTACACCGATGCCACCCTGCAAGAAGTGTGCGACGCTGCCGACGCGGTGCTTCTTCCGATGTTGTGGACCAACAGCACGCTTGTAATCGGTCATCAAAACACCGGCACAACCGGCACCCTCTGGTTTGAGCAGAACGTTTCCAAGACGTTCTATGTCGGCCAGACGGTGAATGTGGCGAACTGTGGATCGCACTACAACGGGTCCAAAACGATCACGAGCGTCGGCGAATACTCCATCCAGTTCACAACCGACCACCTGACGACTGCGCCGTATCATCCGATCCGCCCGTATGGTCTGGTAACTGCGGATACGTATACCGATTGGACTGCGGACGCTTCCGTCCAGTTGGCGGCACTCATGATCTCGGTCGATTGCTGGCAAGCCCGCACATCCGCCGGAATGGGGTCAGTCGGCATCGACGGGACCCCAATGCCCTACCGCTTGGGTAATACCCTGCTCGGTAAAGTCCGCGGCCTCATCGCCCACGCCATCGACCCGGGTGGAATGGTCGGCTAATGAGTTTCCAAACCGCCCGGAACACCCTCGCCGCACAACTCACCAACAATGCGGCATGGTCCACGTTCTCATACCCTCCAGCCGTCCCACAGGTGAACTCTGTGGTCCTCGAACCCGACGACCCATACATTGCCAACACCAACCAAAAAAGCGGCTTGTCGTGCCGACTGCGGTTCCGTGTGCGCCTGTACGCGCCGCTGTTCGACAATCAGGGGAACCTCGCCCAGATCGAAGACTTGGCGCAGCAGGTACGGGTCCGCATCATCGACGCAACCCAAAACTGCGGCGACCTCTCACAACCACAGGTCATGTCCATCGAAACGGGCGACCTATTGACCGCGTACTTCCCAGTCGAAATCCTCAGCGAATGGAGCGCCTAACTATGGGCTTTGACGTACAGAACGGAGTTTCCGGCGCAATCAACGGCGTCGAGCAGCCCGTCAAGACTTCCACCAAGAAGGAAACCACCACAACAGAAGGGGCCGAGTAAATGGCTGTCTATCTCAACAACGGCGTGCAGGTGACGGTCAACTCGATTGACCTCTCCTCCTACGTCTCATCCGTCACCCTGAACCGTAACTTCGACGAACTCGAAATTACCGCAATGGGCGACCTCGGTCACAAGTACGTTGCCGGGTTGGAAGCATCATCGGTGACGATCGACTTCTTCAACGATTGGGCAACGGGCAAGGTCGGACAGACCCTGAACTCCCTCGTTGGCACCTCAACGACCCTCGTGTTGAAGCCAGCCGCCGGAGCAACATCAGCAACGAACCCGTCGTTCACCATGAACGTCCTCGTCAACAACATCACACCCATCAACGGCGCTGTGGGCGATCTCGCCACGCAGTCCGTCACATGGAACGTGAACGGCGCCGTCACCGTCGCAACCGCATAACAACAACCAAAGGGACTAGGGACTATGCAACTCAAAATTACACAAGTGGACGGTTCCGTTTCGACGCACCGCATCACCCCAGCAATCGAGGTAGCGTTCGAGAAGGAAATGAAAGGCGGATTCGCCAAGATTTTCCGAGAACACGAACGCAGCTCCGACCTTTACTGGTTGGCTTGGGAGTGCCTGCGTCGAAGCGGAACCACCGTCCCACCATTCGGAGACCAGTTCCTGAACCAGTTGGAACTTGTCGAGTTGGTGGACGACGACCCAAATGGCTGACGCGGGACACGCTCACCTATCAGGTGGCGTGGCTCGCAGTTCAGACAGGAGTTAGCCCGAACGATCTCCTTGAACTCGATCCCATGATGTTCAAGGCGCTCCGGGCAGTAGCGACAGAGAGGCTGGGCGGTGGCAGACGTCAAGGTAACGGGCCTTAGCCAAACGCTGTCCGCCCTCCGCGCTATTGAACCCGAAATGACCAAGGGGTTTCGTAAGGAACTCAATGCGTCTGTAGCGATCATTCGGACCGCTGCCCGGGGTTTCGTCCCAACGACCGCACCTATGCCGGGTTGGGAGCAGAATCTTCAATCTCAGGGTCGTTGGAAGGACCGTGCTTACGATCTCGCCACCATGAAGCGCGGCATCCAATCCCGCCGCGACTTCGACCGCCGCAACCCGAAAGGGACAGCGATTGGGTATTCGGTGGAAAACAAGTCCGCTCCAGGCATGATCTACGAACTCGCAGGCACCAAATCTTCAGGTGAAGGGGCCGGTGTGCAATTCATTGAGAACATCGCCGCCACCGGACTACGAACACCGCTGCGCCGACTTGTCGTACAGGCAGGTATTGAGAAGGGCAACGAAGTCCGAATCCGCATGAACAAGACGATCACCAAGGCAGAACAACTCATTCAAAGGAGGCTCAACAAATGGGCGTAAAGTTTGTTGTCACCTCCGAGTTCCAAAACAAGGGCCTGAAAGCGGCCCGTCTCGGTCTGTTGTCTTTGGCGAAATCCACCCTAGGCGTGCAACTCGGCGTGGCGGGTCTCACTGCCGCGTTCGTCAAACTCGGTAAGGAATCCGTTGCCGCTGCCGCAGCGGAAGACAAGGCCGTCCGTCAACTCGCCACAACCCTCGCAAATAGTGGACAAGCACAGTTCACGAACCAAATCCTTGACACCATCAACACGATGCAACTCGCCACAGGTGTCGCCGAGGACCAGTTACGCCCAGCGTTCCTATCGCTATTCCGTGCCACGAACTCCGTCGATGGTTCGATGGGTCTGCTTGATCTGTCCATGCAGATCGCCGCAGGTACCGGGCAGGACTTGGAAAAAGTTTCTTCAAGTCTCTCAAAGGCTTTCACCGGGAACCGTAGGGGTCTACTGTCGCTCGGCACGGGCATAGATAAGGCAACACTTCAGACCGCCAAAATGTCGGACATTGTTGCCGAACTCACGAAACGTTTCAGCGGGCAGGCACAGGCACAAGCCGACTCATACGCTGGCAAAATCAGCCGAATCAAGGTCGCCACCGATGAGGCGAAGGAAGCAATCGGTGTTGGTCTCATCAACGCATTTACCGGATTGGCTGGTAAATCGGGCGACATTGAGAACCTGACCGCGCAGATCATAAAACTCGGTGAAGCAACCGGTTGGGTGTTGGGTTTATTCGGAAAAGTCGGATCAAATGTTTCCGCTGCTAAAGGCGTCAACATTGCTGGACAAATCGACTTGTCGGGCATGGGTTTCCAAGCGCAGGGACTTATCAACCAGCAGAAGAAGAACACCGCGGAGCAGCAGCGCCAAGCCAGCGTGGCTTTGACGATTCAGCAAATGCAGTATGCGGCACAGGTGAAGGCACTCAACGCGCAGGCAAAGCAGGCGGCAGCAGCGAAGGCGGCAGCAGCGGCAGCAGCGAAGGCGGCGGCGGCAGCGAAAAACGCCGACAACAAGGCCGCAGCAGCAGCCCGGGCAGATAAGGCACAAAAAGCGAAGCAGGCAGCACTCGATAAGGCAACCGCTGAAAACCGCCTCAAATATGACCTCGAATTGATCGGTCTGGCAGCGGCAAGTGCAAAGATTCAGGACGAATCAACGAAGAAGCGCCTTGCCGATCTTGCCGCAATCCGCGTCGAAACCTATGCAACCGATCTCGGTCTGACGACGATGGAACAGATTCTGAAACTGGTCAACGAACAGTTCGGTATTGCCGCTGGCAAGTTGAAGGAACTGAAAACGGCGCAGGAAGGTTGGACGGCAGCCACCGCCCTAACCGCCGCCGAAACGTCACGACTGCAAGCCCTATACAACACGCTTTCCCCGGGTTCCGCTGCCGCATTCCGTATCGGTGAAACCCTCGCTAACGCAGGAGTCGCATCGCCCTCCGCAGCACCGACCCGAGTTGATGGTCAAGGAACTTGGTCACTCCCATCGCCCGGTGGGAATCCGAATATCAACGTCACCATTCAGGGCAGTCTCATCGCGCAGCAGGACCTCGAAGCCGCCATTGCAGGCGCAGTCAACTCGTCCGCCCGCGCAGGTGTCGCCTACTCGCAGATATTCAGTCGCCTATGAGTCCGATCGGACCCACATACGGCTCTCCGCAACTGTATGCGCAAATCAACTTCAGCGACGGTCCATCGTTCGCCCCGGCTTTCATCATCGGCGAAGGACGTCTGGGATCGAACTCGCTTGGAACAGCATCGTCACTCGTGGTCGAGGTCACGGATCAGGTCATGTCCTGCTCAATCCGCCGCACCTATGCCCGCTCAACGGAGACATGGAATCCCGGTTCGGCGGTCCTCACGATCTCCGATGTGAATGGCGATTTCAACCCAGACAACACTTCGAGTCCGTATTACGGCAAGATCAAACCGATGCGGAAACTGACCCTAGGCGCGATCCTCCCGGGCGGCAACCCCTATTGGATAACCCCACCAGTCCCAAATCCGATGCTCGCCTATGCGACAGTTGGGTTGTTCCGTGGCTATATCCAGTCGTGGAAATACACCCCAGCGAACGGGGCGGATGTGGCGAAAATGGAGATCCTTGCCTATGACGCGTTTCTCCTGTTCAACAATTCGTCCGTCCAATCGGTCGCGGGAGCATATGCGGGGGAACTGACCGGTCAACGTATCGACGACATTCTTGACCAGATCGGCTGGCCCGAGTCGATGGAGGCGATCGACGTTGGACGAACAACGTTGCAGGCCGACCCGGGAACTGTCAGAACCACCCTCAACGCGATTCAGACCGTCGAGGAATCCGAGTATGGGGCTTTCTACTGCGATCGGCTCGGGTATGCCACGTTCAAGGACCGCACTAGCCTCGTTGAGGCTTTGGGTGTGGCACCGCTGGACTTCTCAGACACCCCAACCTACCCGAACCCTACTTACCCGATCCTCGAATATGCGGGCGTCACATTCGGATTGGATGACACGATGATCCAGAATCTCGCAATGGTCACGCCGTCGGGGATGGCAACACAGATCGCGCAGGACACGACCTCAATCGCCACCTACTTCACCCATTCGGTGACCCGTGACAATCTGCTCATGGATTCCACAACGGACGCCCTGAAGCAGGCACAAGCAATCGTGAAAGCCCGCGCCTACGACGCACTGCGCATTGACTCCCTCACCGTCAACTCAACCTATGCAGACGTCCAATACATTCAGTACGTCATGCTGATTGAGATGCTGACAAAGATTCGGGTCATTCGTACAGCCCCGGGTGGGCAGATTGACCAGACGCTGCTCGTGCATGGCATTTCGCATGACATCAGCCCGGGACGTTGGATTTCCACGTTCCAAACACTCGAACCCGTAATCGAGGGTTTCATCCTCGATAACACTTACACTGGCATCCTTGGAACTAGCGTTCTGGGACCGTACTAGGAGAACCGATGGCTTGGACGACACCGAAGACAGATTTCTCAAATGGTGATGTGCTGACCGCTGACCAGATGAACGCGGTCGGTGGTGATCTGGCGGCGCTGGGAACTCCGACAATCAACGCCCAAACCGGCACCACCTACACGCTTGCCCTGACGGATCAGGTCAAGCTGGTGTCCTGCTCGAATGCGGCAGCGATCACGTTGACGGTCCCGCCGAACTCATCGGTCGCATTCCCGACTGGGTCGCAGATCATTGTGTATCAGGCGGGCGCAGGTCAGGTGACGATCACAGCCGGTGCGGGTGTCACGATCCGTTCCAATGGAACGAAACTGAAACTCACGGGCCAGTACGCGGTTGCGACCCTCATCAAGATTGGTACGGATGAGTGGGTTGCGGCGGGGAATCTGTCGGCATGATTCCGTTCCTTCACGGTGCGCTCGGTGTAGCCGGGGCTGCGTCCGATTTCGAGTTGATTGAGACGCAAACGGTCGGTGCTGGCGGTGCAGCCTCGATCACACTCGGTTCGGGTGGCACGATCCCGCAGACGTACAAGCATCTGCAAATACGGCTGATTGGTCGCGGGGGCCAAAGCGCAATCACCAGCGGCGTTTATGTGCAAGTCAATGGAGATGCCACCGCAGCCGACTACAAATCCCATTATCTCCAAAGCAACAATATCAGTACACCTGTTTCTGGGGTAAGTAACGGCACGACCAGTGGTTTTGCCGATGCCGGACCAATCGCAGGAGCAAATGCTACCTCCGGTGTATTCGGTGCAATCATCATTGACGCACTTGATTACACGAATACTTCCAAGAACAAGACGTTGCGCACACTTGGCGGCGTTGATAACAACGGCACGGGCTATGTTACGTTCACATCTGGTTTGTGGATTTCGACTGCCGCCATTACGTCGATCACACTCAACTCTGCGACAGGAAACTTTGCGCAATACTCGACATTCTCACTTTACGGGGTGAAATAGTGGCAACACCTACTTACACACTCATTGAAGAACAAGTACTGTCGTCGGCGCAGGCGTCGGTGACACTCGGCTCTGGTGGAACGATCCCGCAAACCTACAAAGACTTGATATTGGAAATGCTGGTTCCCGGAACTTCAGCCGACGATTACGGTCTTATCCAAGTCAATTCTGATACAGGTTCGAACTACTCATATACGGTTGTGCAGGGTGACGGATCAACGGCAACTAGTTCGCGAGCATCAACCCAAACAAGTGGCGCTTTTGGAAGACTATACAACAACCCAAACTATGCAGTGATGAATTTTCAATCGTATGCGAATACGAACGTAAATAAAACGTGGATCACTCGTTCCAATAATTCGTCGTATTCCACGATTGCTTCCGTTTCTTTGTGGCGATCCACATCTGCCGTTAGTTCAATCAAACTGTTTACTGTGTATTCCAATACGTTCAATTCGGGTTCAACGTTTCGTCTTTGGGGTGTGGCATGAGTTGGACGAAGATCGAGGAAGTCACCCTGTCGGGCAGTCAGGCATCGGTGACGCTCGGGACGGGCGGCACACTCCCGCAAACGTACAAGACGCTGAAACTTGTGGTATCGGCAAGGGATGATCGTGCAAGTGCGGAGAGCGACAACTGCCTAATAAAGCCGAACAATGCAACCGCCAATCAGTCACTGCGTTTGCTTTACGGTAATGGTGCAACCGCGGCAAGCGTTACTGGAACAACGATTCAAGGACTGATGACCGCTACAACCGCGACTGCGTCTACTTTTGGCAATTCGGAAACCGTGTTCCCCAATTACTCAAGTAACGTAAACAAAGCAATTTCATCTGACGGTGTGAGCGAAAACAATGGCACAACTGCATACCAAGGACTCTGGGCGCAACTTTGGTCTGATACTGCGGCAATCACTTCGTTGGTGATCGTTCCGCAATCAGGCACCAACTTTGTCTCCGGTTCATCGTTCACTCTGTACGGCCTCAAATAGGAGAACACATGGCAACCACCGAAACCCCGATGGCACTTGAAGTGTGCTGCTGCGGCAACTGTGCCGCCGAAGGACACGAAAAGAGCGTCATCCGCCCACTTACAGCGGAAGAAATTGCGCAGCGTGAAGCCGACGCTAAGGCTTGGGCAGAACAGCAGGCTGCGGCTGAGGCTGAGGCTGCGGCGACGGCTGAATTGAAGGCATCTGCCCGCGCCAAGTTGATCGCCGGACAACCACTCACCGAAGCCGAAGCCGCCGTTCTGGTCCTCTAATGCGAACAGGTCTTGAAGCGTTCCAAGCGATGAAACTGCTCATGAATGGGCAGACAGGTTTCACCGGATGGTGTTTGCGTACCTGCCGACAGGCATGGGGGCTGCCCGGAGACGAGAACGATGCCATCAGCGAATGGAACAGCATCCCGAAAGAACACCGACGCACCGACTTCGCAAACGCACCAGTCGGCGCCCCCCACTTTTGGAAAGTCGGGAAACACGGTCATGTCGCACTACAGGCCCTTGTTGCGGGTCGTGTGATCTCAACCGACGCACCCGACAAAGACCTCATAGGCATCGTCACGCTGGATTGGTTCGAGGTGCATTGGGGCGCCCAATATTTAGGTTGGGCAACCGAATTCCAAAACAAGAACATCGGCAAGGGACTCGCAACACCATCCAAGAAACCTGCCAAGAAAGCGACCCCGAAGAATGTCAAATGAACTCATCGCCTTCATCGCCGCCATCGCAATCATTCCTGCGCTGCGTGCAGCGATCAAGGCATATCGTGCGCGTAAATCTGTTGGCGACATTGCTGCTGATGCGCTGGACGCTGCGATCACAGCGGTTGAAGAAGCCCCGATCAAGCCCATCAAGAAGCGGAAACCGACCGCATGAGCCCAACAGATTGGGCCGTTGTTGCCGGGTCTGCCACGACTAGCGGTGCCGTCCTGCTCGGCGCTGGCAAGTTCGTCATCCGTGGCTGGTTGAACGAGCTACGACCGAATCACGGTTCGAGTCTGCATGATCGGGTTTCCCGTATCGAGCGTCGCGTCGATGACATCTATGACCACTTGATAACGAAACGCTAACGATCAGTCCGCATATCCCTCGACCTGCTGCCTCTAGGTCGGGGGATATGCCTATTGTGGAGCCTGTCAGGTCAACAGACATGGGAAATGAGGCAGACATGACATTGCAACAGTGGTGGGAAATCATCGGATGGGTCGTCTTTGCGGTGATGTTCGCCGGACCAGCGTGGGCGCTTGGATACCGTCAAGGGTATGTGGTGGGCAAGACTGACGGTCATGCTCAGGCACGCCGATTGGAGGCGAAGCAATGAGTTCATGGACGACGATGACGATGATCGACGGTGACGGCGACGGTGTGAAGTACCGCGTCACCACAAGTGTCAGAATCTCAACGATCCATTTTCGCGAAGATGGCAAACCCGATTACGACGACCCAAGCACAACGACACATAAAGCCATGTGGCGCATTTTCTCCGCCGTTGAAAGGGCAGCCAAGACTTCAGTCGCTAAAGGTGAGATTCAATGAGCCACGCCAAACTTCGCGCACCATTCGCCCCGAACCAGATTGGGAAACTCCCCAAGGGCGGAATCACCCTCGACTATGTAGGTCACGCTGAGGTCACTGACCGACTGTTGGAAGTCGATCCCGAATGGACTTGGCGCCCAACCCCACCATGGCCCGGATTCGAGAACGTCGAAGGCTTGTTCATCGAACTGACTGTGTTGGGGGTGACTCGCCCCGGGTTCGGTGAACTGTCCGGCGGATTCAGCCCCGGCGACAAAGTGAAGTCCGCTATCGGTGATGCGATCCGTAACGCGGCGATGCGGTTCGGTGTGGCACTTGATTTGTGGATGAAGGAAACCCCACAGCAAGACACCGTTATCCCGTCGCAACGTCCAAATGCTCGGGAGTACAACGAGCGGCAGGAACGTCGAGCGGACGGGTCCGGTAAGGGCGACCCATTGAAACCCGCATCGACGAAGCAGGTGGATGTTGTGCGCCGCATGATGGCGGCAGTCCCGCACGAGCTGCGTTCCCGCACACTGGAGATCATTTGCGGCAAGTGGGACTTCGATGCCCTCACCAATGGTGATATCCAACTGTTCTTCGATGGGGGGAAGGAACTCGTGTCCAAGGCGGAGAATGAGGCAGCACAGGAAGCCCTCAGCAGCCTGTCAGCACGACCCGTAGACGACGACCCTTGGGCAGTTGAGGGAATGTGATCGCCATGATCGAATGCCCGCACGGCTACCCGGAGAACGAACTGCACCGCTGCGCGTTCTGCAAACGAAATGTGAGCCTCGAACGGAAGATCGCAGTCCTTGGGGATGGGGATTGGGAACGGGCCGCAAAGAAAGTCATTTGGGAATTTGCCCGCGCAGGACGCCAATTCACCGCTGAAGACGTTACCGACATTGTGGGTGTTCCAGACCAAACCCACCGCCCAAACGGACGAAACAACCGCATCGGCATCCTGTTCAACACCCTTGTAAAGCCCTACGGACTCCGGCACGTTGATTTGGCGAAGGCACGCAACCCGCAAGCGAACGGGCGTACCATCAAAGTCTGGCAAGGAAGGGAACATCGCTAATGAGCCACGAACCTGAATGTTTAGAAGTCGGCATCGAACTTGATCCCGCTGAGTTCTGCCCCGCGTGTATCACTGCTCGTGCCGCCTACCAGCGTGGACGAGAGGACGCCGCAAACGCAGTTGGACTCCTCGGATCATGGCTTGACAAAACGGTGGATTTCGGTGACGCCATTGCCGCTGCCCGTGGGGAAGGTGACTGTCAACACGATTGGCAGCATCTCAAGGGCGAGAAATGCCCGACTTGCCGACGCTGTGGCGCTGCCCGTGGGGATGGTGAGCGGGCATGACTCACGAACCTGAATGCCCAGAGTTTGAGCATGAGCGTCCACCATTGAAAGCGAATTGTGTTTGCGCCAACATTCGCGCCGCATACCAGCGTGGACGCGAGGACGCGGCAAGGGCAGTTGAAGCGGTCAGACACTTACCCGATTGCTGCGAAGATGAAAGCATTTTCGATTATTGCGAATGCCATAGAACGAGTGCCTATGCCGCCGCTGCCCGCGGGGACGAGAACCAATGACCATCCCGAAAAGCCCCGAAACCGTTCGCCACGAATCCGCTGAGATCGTCCGAGCAATGGGCGCCGTCATGGCACAAGCATTGGAACAGGAACAGCAATGGCTACCGGCAGCAGCCATCCGAGCGTTCGCCCGGGGCGCAGCCGAAGCCGTCAAGAAAGGGGATCAAGATTGGTTACCGTCTGGCTCACAATCCTGTTGACGCTAAACCAACCAGATCATCCGAAAGCCCTCAGCCCAACGACCGCTAGGACCCAAATTGAACCACTCGCACAAGCCAGATACGGGGCGGAAGGTTGGGCTTGTCTTGACCGACTCATCCGCCGCGAGTCCCGTTGGAATCCAGTCGCTAAGAACAGTCGCTCGTCAGCACGCGGCCTATTTCAACTGCTCCGACTGCCAGCGGGGCTTTCCCCAATCGAGCAATATGAGCGCGGAACTCGCTACTTGGATGCTCGATACGCTGGTTCACCTTGCCGGGCATTGGAGCATTCTGACCGCACCGGATACTACTGATGAGGATTGAGTTCCACGCTGTCGGCGTCCCAATCCCACAAGGGTCCCAAACCTACGGAGTTGCCCGCAACGGCAGGGCATTCGGCAGATACCAAAACGCTGCCCGTCTAAAAGCATGGCGAACACAGCTCGCCGAAGCAGCATGGCTCGCAACCAACGGGGAACAACTCATCGGACCCATAGAGGTTCGGGCCATGTTCTACTTCGAGCGCCCACGAACCCACTACCGTTCCAACGGCGAAACCCGACCAGACGCCATCGCCTACGTCACGAAACGCCCCGACGTAGACAAACTCATACGCGCAGTTGGTGACGCATTGACCGAATCCATCATCGAAGACGACGCCCAAATCGTGCATTGGACGGCAGGGAAATACTGGGCAGACGACTATCCGCAAGGCGCACATATCACCGTCACACGCTTAGGTACTTGACATGACACTTGACGCACACAATAGGATCTCGCCACGAGCCCGGGCACTCACGGCCAAGGGCGCGCAGGCCCTCGACCTAAGCGGAGCGGACTGTCTCGCCTTATCCACAGGTACATCATGAGCAACAACCCCATCTACGCCAGCACCAAATGGAAAACACTCAGAACCCAAGTGCTGAAACGCGACGACCACACCTGCCACTGGTGCGGACAACACGCCACCACAGTCGACCACATCACCCCACTCGCCCAAGGCGGCGAACCCTACGACCCAACAAACCTCGCAGCAGCCTGCAAAACCTGCAACTACAGCCGTGGAGGGAAACTCGGCAGAGACAAGCAACTAGGACGCCACAGACCCCTTCCCGAGCCGCCTAGGGGGTCTTTTTTGAC